CGCCAGCCGCATCGTGTTCCACGAGTCGATCATGTCATTGAGCACTTGCAGTGCGTCGTTTGCCTCGGAAATGGGGCAAGTTTCGCCAGCCGCGAGCACGTTGATCAGTCGCATCGAACTCGAAATTAAATCTAGCGCTGTTGCCATTATGCTGCAACCTTCCGAGGCCTTCCAGGGCCACGTTTAACCGCAATAGTCGCCTCGCCGCCCCCAACAACCTCTTGCTGGATGACGCGATAGGCTTGATCCGGCATGCTGCGCTGTTGATTCAAAAGCGCCAACTGGAGCGCGATTTCCTGCAACCAGGCCCTGTCGCTCAGTTCGGTATGGAGTTTCGCCTTGATTTCTTCGACCGTCATGCGGCTTTGCTCCCTCCCGGCTGGCGAAGCAGAAACCCGTGCAGATTGCCGGGATAAACCTTGTCTTTATCGTGGTGGTCGATGCTCAGATCCGGCACCAGCCAAATATCGCCACATTTCTCTTTCCAGCGGCGCGCAAACGAGTAATCCTCGCCCCACCATAGGCGCTCATGCGCTCCGTGATTGAACAGATCCACGCTCAAGTGGTACATCGGCCCATAATTCAGTTCAGGGTACTGCACCATAAAGGCGTCTACTGCATTCTTGGTGATTTTCAGGAAGCCTGCTGGCACGAGTTTGGCGCTGATGGCTCCATCGGATGCCCTAACTTTGGGAACGAAGTTCTCGTGTGTCTCCCATGTGCCCATGTAAAATTCCGGCGTTGGTCCATCTTCTGTTTTGCAGCGATAGGTTCCTGCAACCACATCGCCTTCAGTTTCAATAAGCTTGAGTAAATCGCCAGATTGCCAGGAAACGTCGTAATCGATGAACACAATCACATCAGCATCAGCGTCAAGTGCGGCGCGGAGCATGTTGGCGCGGGCGGCAGAGATGTACTGGCAGGCGATCTGTTGGGCATATCCGTGCTCCCAGCCTGCCGCCTCAATGAGAGGAAGCGAGCCCTCCAGCGCTTTGATGTAGGGCGCTGTCGGACCCGCTAGACTCGGCGTGCAGAATACGACTTTCTTCCCCAAACTACGCCGACCCTTTCCAGATGCCGAGCGCGTTGAGGGTTGCGGTCACTTCCACGATCCATGCCGTGAGGCTGGCCGCGATAGTGATGTTGGAGGACACAGAAACCACGGAGTTTGCCTGAATTGAGGCAGCGCGCTGCGCCACAGGCGTGGCTCCGTAGAAGCCGATGACGTCGGTTGCCGACTGGCCGAGCACAGTACCTTCCGGTGCTCCCCAGCTGAGATTATTTGCGGTCATAACTTATCTCCTGAAAAGGGTGCGGGGATACCCGAAGGCATCCCCGGTTGGTTACTGAGCGATAACGCGGCAGGCGAGCTGTGGGCGGATGGTTTTATAGCCGTAAAGCACATCGATTCTACAGGGGATGTTATCGTTCACGATGTCGTACTGACGGGCAATGCGGAGCGAAATTCCGTCCTGCATCTTGCGTGCGCCCCAGGCGCCGAACTGTGAAACATCGATCAGATCGGCGGTGACGAAGGCGAAAGCCTCGGGGTGGAAGAAGACCGACTGCGCATAGAGGGCGGAGGTGCTGCCGCCAATCTTCACGACTGCCGGGCTGGAGCCGAGGCTGGACACGTTCTGTCCTGCGCCGGTGAGAACCGGGGTGGGAGAAACTGTGATCGAGGTTGGGCTCGCGCCGGAATCCGCCGTAACGACGAACTTCTGCAAGAAACCACGGTCCGCCTTGGTTTCCGGGTCAACCGCATCCACGCCGGCAAAGGTGATGATGTCGCCCTTGAGGAACGTGGTGGTGGCTCCGGTGATGGCGACGGTGGCGCTACTGGCGGTGAGAGTCGCCGTGTAGGTCGTTGTCGATGCCGCCGTTCCGGTCTGGAATTTGTTCAGGACCGTATTTTCGTAGGTATCGATACCGTTCACCTTGCCGATTTTGCCGGTGAGGTAGGGACGGGCCACCGATTCCTGCGGGTTGTACAGGCCCTTCACTGCGTCATTGAACGAAACGACGTGATCGGAGTTCATCACGGCAACGCGTCCAACTGGCGGTGCAAGGTAATAATTCAGCGTCTTGCGGCCATTCGCAACGTCCTTGTAAGTCAGCGCGTTGGCGTTGTCGTCAACCGCGTTGTAAACGTCCTTCACCATCGAGAGCGCGTCATTCTCGATGTTGGTTGCCAGAACCGCCATCGCCGGCTCAAGGTAACGCTTCGAAAACTCGTCAATGGTGAGGGTAAGATCCTGCGAAGTGAAGAAGGTGTCAACGCCCTTCTGGGTGCCGACCGTGAGAACCTGGCTGGTTTCCACGGTGTCTTGCACCTGGAGAACGCTTCCGGTGCGGACGGTGTATTGGTTCGGGTTGCGGATGGTCAGCGAGGGGCCGATCTTCCCGGAAGGCGCTGCAGCCGCGTTAGCGAACTGGTTATCGTACTGCCTGTCGCAGTTGCCGATGAAGTTGAGATTGGCGTGCAGGATGCGCAAGGCTTCCCGCGTGATAATCGTCGGAGAAAGAAGTGTTTGTGCCACGGTGGGCTCCTAGGAACGCCCTCGGCACCTCTATTTGGCGGATACTTGCGCTCGTCGTTTGCGCATCCATTCGTCATCGGAGATGCTGTCGTCGTTCACGTCAAAGGCCCGTCCACTGGATCGGCTCACGGGAGTCGGGGGTGGAGGAGCCTGCGTTTTCTTCTTCTCAGGAGCCGTTGCCGCATTGCCGTTCTTTGCGAGCGCTTCCTTGATGCCGCGCTCCCATTCAAATAAACGGGCATTTGCCTCTCTCGGGTCGCTCGTAGCAAGGGTGATGAACTTCTGCACCCCGTCTGGGTCTGTGCCCATGACATACAAGAGCTCCGGGTAGAATTTCGAGTACCCGAGCGTCTCTTGAACCGATTGAGGAATCTTTGCGCCTGCCAATGCTCGCTCCGTTGGGAAAATCACTTCGTCCGCATCGGGGTAGCGCGAACGAACGTCTTCCAACTTCGCTTGCAAATCGGCCTGCAATCGCTGTTCAGCTTGTTGCCGCTGGAATTGTGCCACCTTCTGCTCGCCTGACCAGTCGGCTAGATCCTCAACGTAATCCTCATAGGTTTCATAAGGCTTACCGGCTTGGTTCATGCCATCTGGCTTCGGCTTGGGGCGCGTGTACTGCGGCTGATTCTGAGTGGGCTCAGTTTTGGCTGGCTCCGGGGTCGCGGTCTCCGTTTTACGCTTTGGCCGGCCATTGATCTTGTCGATGGTTGCGTTCAGTTGCCCGATGCGGACAACATCCGGCGCATCTTTGTCCCATTCAGCCTCGATTGCGGCTTCGAGCTGTGCGATGCGTTGTGCGGCGTTCTTTGGTTTACGGCTTTGCTCCTGATTTGCCTCTGGGTTAGGCGTCTCCGATTCGCCCGCGCTTTCGGTCTTTACCTCGGAATCAGTCTGCTCCTGATCGTCGGCGGGTGCCGTGCCCGCTGGTTCGGCTGACTTGAATCTTTCCGCCACTTCTCCAGTTTCGCGCCACTTGCTGAATTCCGCGTGAGTTGGCTCTACACCGTTGAAGGGGTCTTGCATCTCTGCCGGGGACGAGGTGGCTGGCGTCGTAGGTTCTGGCATTTATGGGCTCCTGTCCTTGACGCCGGACTAGCGATTTAGTGCTAAGCTATTGCGCCGGTTGCGCTTGTGAATCATCAGGCTGGGCTTGCTGCTTCTGTGCTTGCGCGGCGTCCTGCGCGCTCTGCTGGCTCTGATTCTGCGCGTTCTGGTCGCTGAGCGCGGATTGCTGCTGAGCCTGCTGCGCGGCCATCTGCTGAGCGTTCTGAGCGCCCTGGGCCTGCATCGCTACGTCGTGGGCCTGATCGTGCCACTGAGCCTCAAGCGCACGTCGATCCGCCTCACGGTCAGCCGCATTCTGCGCCTTCGTGTTGATTTCAGCGACGGTGATCGCGGTGAGCAGCTTCTTGTCCTCAAGCGCCATATCCGCCTGCGCCTTGGCCGCAATCTCCTCCATGCGTCCCTGGTGCTCTACAATCTTCGCCATTTTCTCGTGCTGGAGCTGCCCTAACTGCTTTTCGAGCGTCTGCCCAGCGGCGTTGAGCGCCTGGTTATGCTGGCTCAACTGCTGAATCTGCTGCTGCGCTTGCGGAGGAACTGTTTCGCCGTCTTGATTGTCCTGGAGGTTTGGTGGCAGATTCTTTTTGAAGCGGTCGGCCACAATATCCGAACCGGCCATGTCGCTGTTCTTGAACATCACATCGCCGAAGATCGGTAGCAAATTGGGCGCGGCTTGCACAAGCGTTTGTAGCGTGTTGAACGTCTCCATGCGCTTCGAATCGAACGTCGGCGCCATCGAGATAATTGGCACGAATTTCTCTTTGCTCAGATTGTGATTCTTTGTCTTACCATTTTCTGTGTAGTTCTGATTTATCTTGACGATGCGCGGCTCCTCGTCCTCGCCGAGAATCTGGATGTCGCGCGCCCCATCGTAAATCTTGGGAATCAATTCGACAATCATTTCGCCGCCCTTCTTGAGCGAGCGCCCCAGGTTGTCGAGGAAGTGCATGGTTGACATGCTGCCCTGAATCTGCCGGGCTTGAATTGCTTTGCCGCTGGTCTCATTGCCGTTCGCCCCCAAGGAGGCGTCGAAAATGCCCGTCGTGGCCTTCATGTCGTCTACTTCCTGCATCACGAAGGCGGAAAGGGACTGGATAGGCGGCTCATACACTTGGCGCGCTGGCGGGGGCGCGGGTCGGCCATTCACGTCTACTGTTTTGTAGGTAAGTGTGGGCGTCAGAACCTTGTTCATGTTCTGCCACTCGGCTTCGTGATTCTCTAACTGTCCCTCAGCGACAATAAAGGGCGAAACTGGCTGAATCGAAAGGGTCTCAGCGATGCGCGTCTTGCTGTAATTGATGAGTTGCTGCGCTGATTTCTGGGGACGAACCACGCTGAAAAGCTGCGGCTTGCCGTCCTTGATCATCTGCTTGCCAAGTACAGCGATAATTGGAATCGCCGAGCCAACCCAAGTGGTCTCAGAGCCCTCCAGCACCTCGAAGCCGTTGATTTTGCAGAACTTTACGGTAACTTTCGGCTTGCGCTTGCCTTCTACCTTCGTTTCCTCAACATACCAGTATTCGGCGATCCGCACATCGTCGTCCGTGATCCAATCGCCTGCGCGCTTGCCAGCGTCGGTCCAGTTCATCGAGGCAAGTTCTGAATTGGGATACTCCAGCTTATATTCCTCTTTTGGAATCTCTTCGACCACGAAGGCCCATTTAGGCATGCGTCCAAAGCAGGCAGGCACCAGGATGCCATAAACCTGCATGGGATCGAGTACAGGCTTCACCACGAGGTTCAAATCCTCGCTGTCATCGTCCGCGTATTCAGTCAGGAAGCGGAAATAGCCGAAGGAGGCGCCGGCTGAATATTCGATTGCCGTTTCGTAAGCTATTTCGGCATCGGACGTGTACTGGATATACCGCGCCAAGCCTTCGTAAACGTCCGCGGTGTCCTGGTCCTCATCGAGCCGCGGTGAAATCTTGATCGATGGTTTCTGCTGGCGTGCCTGGTTCGATACCTGCTGAACGAACGTATGGCAGCGCGGGAACGCCATTGCGGGCCGTCCTGCTGCCTCACGCTGCTGCTTCACTTGCGGATCCCACTGGTCATCGCCATCAGGAGATGCAAAGCGCAGATCCGATATGAACTTGAAGCGCAGTTCCTTCTCTTCCTCTGCGGCTGCGTCGAAACGCCGGCGCGCGGTGGCTAGAAAGTCTTCCTGCTGCTTTGCATCCAGCTCGGTTTTTTCTTCGACTTCAGGCATTGGCTAGTTAGGCACCGTGTCGCACAGCACTTCGATAACATCGTTCTGGGTGCCGGAGATGTACCACTGTGTCATGTTGATATTCACGCTCGGCGTAACAATCGGCACGTAATAACTTCCGCCTGTGGCAGTAACCAGAATCCCGCGTGAACTCGTCACCGTCGAATCGCCTACGCGAATGTCATGCGCGGCATTGTTCTGAATCTCGACGGATCGGCATTGGATTGTGCTCACGGTAGAGAGCTGAGTCGCCGTTGCGCCGATGGTGACCTGAATCGTCAGCGGGGCGGCATAAGCAGCCGGTACCAAGAACGCCAACAGCAGGAAAGCCCCCGCAAGGGGGCGCAACATCCGATTTCTCATTACTTGCCTCCCAAGACCTTGTTAGCCTTGCGTCTCACGGTTGCTGCCTGCGCCGGGCTCAGTGTGCCTTTGTTCTCCATCTGCGAAGCGTAGCTCTTCGCTACTGCCGCATGAGCTTTATCTGGCACCGGAAACCGCCTGCCCGGGAGGGCAAACGTGGCCTTCGGCAATGCGTTTCGGGTTGCTGCTGTCAGTTTTGCCATTTTGCTCCCTCCACTTCATAGCAATGACGCTCGCCGCAGCGAAAGCACATTGTCACAAATCGCCCGCGCTTATCATCAGTCCAGACCACCACAATGCGATGTCCGAAGAGCCAACATAGCCAGCATGTCTTTCTCATTGCTTTTGAAACTCCTTCGAAAGTGACGATTCTACGAACTTGTACGCCTTGACCCGAAGAGCGCCTGGAGTGATTGATGGATTTTGCTTCCAGATCATCTCGGTCGCCTGGCGAACCATCTCCTTGCGAACCTGCAGGCGCTCTTCAGCGGTCATCGTCTGAATAGTTTTGCGCTTTGCCATTGTTTAGGGCTGCAATACTCCCGTTCCCCAGTCCTGCGTCCCACCAATCTCAGCCTGATTGTGCGAAACCTTGAGGAAGTAATCGCGATTGGTTGTATCGCGCATGTGGATGACGAGCACTGACCCGCGCTGTTGCGTTTCGAGCGAAAGGATCGTCTTGCCTACAAGCGAATCCAGATCAAACGACTCGCGAGCGCGCCCTTGGTCAGTCCAAACGAGCGAATCAGGGCCTTCGAGCGTCTGCGCGCCGAGGTCATCGAATGCTGGAATCGTCAATCCTGACTTGCCAGCGGTTGTAACCTTCTGGATGTGGTCGGAAGTGTCCAGAATCTGGTCATTTAGCGCGTATAGGTGGTTTGCCTGCCAAACTGCTGTGACTTTCGCCTGAGCTGCCTTGACTGCCGGCTTTGAATCAGTCGCGGCGTAACCGAGTGTATCTGGGTGGGTTGTCACCGGAACGGTGCTTTCAACGGGGGCATAGTTGGATGTTGACATGAGAATTCTCCTTTGCCCTATTGGATGCGCTAGCCCATCCATGAGTCACTGCCCTGAATCGGATACCCTTGAACGCCTATGTTCGCCCGCGGACGTTCCGGTTCCTTGATGCCCACTGCGAGCGTCCTGAGCGCATCTGCCGGATGCGAAGCATCATCGTGCAATGGTTCACGCCGCGCCACTCCTAGCGCTGTTGCGGGACCCCACTGATAGCGCCTGAGATACTGCAGGCCATCTGCGCAGGCCGATGCGTCGAAGTAGAGTTGCGGAAACAGCGTTCTGGTCGCGTTGATGCCGTCATGCACGCTTAACTGGCGATTCACACGCACTTTGAAGCCCTTGGCGCGCATCAGCTCTTCGATAGACTTTCCAGTGCCAAGACTGCGCGTACCACCATCCCACGGAAGAAAACAGGTGCCCAGGACATATCCCCACTGCTGTATTTCGCGCAGGTAATAGTCAATCGCCTGGTGATCGCCCTCGAAATACCGCAGAATCTTGATTTCAAAGGGCGTGCGTTGCGCTGCCCAGACGCTTACCCGATCGGCGTATCCCAAATCCCAGAACGTATCGACCGGCAGCATTCCATCATAAGGAACCGCGCGTATCCTGCCCTCAGTCTCAGCTCGTTGAATCTCTGCCTTATAAATGGCACCTTCGACAGTTGACCGTGTGGCGCCCTCGTATACGTGATGAAATGTGTCATAATCGCGTTCCTTGAGGGTGGCAATCTTCTCTTTCGATTCTGCGCTGAGCCAGAGATTATCGTGATATGAGGTCTTGCAGGTAAACGAGCCCTTGGGTGGATTGATCACGAAATCCTGATAAACCGCGTCCGTTTCCAAGTCAGGATTTAGCGACCACCAAATCTCTGAGCCTGGCTTACGGATGGTAGGAAGCA